GTATTTGTTAAAAATAGAAGAACAGGCAGAGTCCAAAAGGTTAACTTTGGCTCAAAGACAATGTCTATTAAAAAACATATACCAGCAAGAAAGAGATCGTTTATGGCTCGGTTTAAACCTATTTTGGCAAAGGTGCGTGGGCAAAAGACACTAGCTCCTGTTTACTGGGCAATTAAAAGTTGGAGATAAAATGAATTTAGAAATATTAAAAAAGAATATTGTAATAGTGCCTGTGATAATAGCAATTCTATCAGGAACTGTAGCATCTGTAAGATATGTTTTAAATTTAACAAATACAATCAATGCAAGTAAACAAGAACTTGTTGATTTAAGAAGAGATTTAAATGTTGAGAGAGATAGAATAAACCAAGCACAAGGAGATATTTCTAATATTAATGGAACAATAAATATGAGTAGAGAGATTATAGAAATGCTTGGATCACAATTAAACGAATTAAGCTGGGATGTAAAAGACCTATCAAGGTAATTATGAGGGATGACAATGAATTATTATTTTACAGGAATATTGATTATACTAATGGTGTTGTTAGCCTTATTTGTAAGACCAGCAGAGGCTAGAAACGAATATTTAAACAATGGCAGTAATGAGTGCAGATATGGGGATATTGATTTAAGCATATCCAAAAGAGAAAGCGATCACGATTATAGAACTTATGATACCAGCGATTATGATAATAATAGCCACGAGTTAAGATTAAGTTTTAGAAAATATTTAGGTATTTCTAAAAAACACTGCGACAGACAAAACGAAGTACAAACACAGAACGAAATATTAAAACAACAGATTGAATTATATAAGGTTTGTAAAAGTATTAACACAAACCAAAATCTAGACCAATTCAAAGAACTAATAGCCTACTGTTCAGGCATCAAAAAAATTGATAGAACAGATAGAAAAAACCCTTATAAAGATATATTAGAGAAGTTAGATAAATATGAAAATAAATGAAGAAACTAAAATAAGCACAGATATTAAAAGCATAGGCTTGATTATATTTGCAGTTGCAGTTTCTGTTTGGGCATATAGCGAGATCACAACTCGAATCACAACTTTAGAGACATCTGAAAAATTAATGCAACAAGATTTATTAGAGGCGAGTACACAGAAGCCTATTGATCAGGAACAATTTATGTTAATAGAGCATTTATCCTCACAAGTGGAAAAATTAACAATCAGAGTCGATGATATGATGCACAATAAAGTTATGATTAACTCAATTGCTAAAGATTTAGAAAAAGCCTTAAATGATATTGAAAAATTAAAAGATAGTGTCAGAGCTAATATAGGCAAATTAAATGGAGATCATTAATGGAAGTTGTGGTTGCTTTGCTTATGATTGTTAACAATGAAATTAAGGAGGCAAGAATACAATCTTCAATTTCAGAATGTCTTAAAGGCAAAAGGGTAGCGATGAGGCAAATTAAAGCTAATTCAAATGTAATTTATTCTTGTGTTCGTACTAAAGCAGAGTTAGAAGATAATATAGATGGCAGTAAATCAATTAAAAAACTTATATTAGAATGAATAAAGTTGATGTGATTAAAGTTTTGGCAGAAGATAAAACCTTTGAGAACGAAATAAAGAACAAAGGGGACAATGATTTAGAGGTTAAAATTAAAATATTGCAGAAGGAAGTTGATACTCTTAAGGCAATAATTAATTTAAAAGAAATAGAATTAACGAGCAACAATGACAAATTAAAAGAAGTTAAAGAGGACAATAAGAAATTAGCAAAACAAATAGAAGATTTAGAAAAGGAAGCAAAGGAAATGTTATTATATCCTTAATTATGGTAGCCTATGAATTTTATGTTAACGATGGTAATATGCAGTGCAGTAGCTGGACAATGTTTAGCACCTTTCAATGTAAATAAAAGTTATCAAGATGGCTACGATTGTATGCTCGATGGATATAAAATGGCACGAGAAAAAATTGTTGAGATTGGAAGAGAAGAAATTAATACTAATAGAATATATATAAAATTTGGTTGCAATGAAGATCACTCTAACAAAACCCCAGCATCTTATATCATCATCAAATAAAAGATTTAGAGTTTTAGTATCAGGCAGAAGATTTGGTAAAACTTATCTTTGTATTACTGAAATGATGAAATATGCCACAAAGGTTAAAAAAAATATATGGTATGTAGCACCAACCTTTAAGATGGCTCGAGAGATCGTTTGGGTCAAATTAAAAAATATGTTATCTGAATTTAAATGGATTGATACGATCAATGAGACAAACCTTTCAATAACGATTAGAAAAACAGGCAGTACTATAACATTAAAAGGATGTGAAAACTACGACTCATTAAGGGGAGTTGGAATAGATTTTTTAATATTAGATGAGTTTGCAGATATTGATGAGAAGGCTTGGACAGAGGTTTTAAGGGCATCTGTATCTGACACGATTGGGGATGTTTTAATGTGTGGGTCGCCAAAGGGGTTTGGTAATTGGTCTTATAGAATGTATTTAAAAGGCAAGGAAGATGGCGAGTGGGATAGCTTTCAATATACAACACTTGAAGGTGGAATGGTTAGCAAAGAGGAAATAGAACAAGCTAAACAAGATATTGATATAAGAACTTTTAGACAAGAATTTGAGGGAACATTTGAAAATTATGCTGGTGCTGTCTATTATAATTTCCACGCTGTCGAAAATGTTAAACCTAAAAAATTAGATTTATCTAAACCTTTACATATTGGACTTGATTTTAATGTCGATCCAATGAGTGCCTGTGTTTCTCAAATAGATAAGGATATTATACATTTTGTTGATGAAATTGTTATTTATGGAAGTAATACAGATGAAATGGTGCAAGAAATAAGGGACAGATATGGAAGTAAAACAAAGATATTTATATATCCTGATCCAGCTTGTAGACAAAGAAAAACAAGTGCTGGTGGGAGAACTGACTTAACAATATTGCAGAATGCTGGTTTTACAGTTAAGTGTAAATTTAAACATAGTCCGATAAGAGACAGAGTTAATTCTGTTAACTCAAGATTAAAGTCAGCAGATGGAAAGAGGTTTATTTTTGTGTCGCCTTCTTGCAAAATTATGATAAAAGGTTTACAAAGACAAATATACAAGGAAAACACAAATATTCCTGATAAGGAAGAAGGCTACGATCATATGAACGATGCGATTGGTTACTTAACAGAAATAGTTAAACCACTGATTACTCAAAACCTTTCATATAAGCCTCAACGATGGAATATAAAACAAAGGTAGTATGGCATACACTAGAGATCAAGCATTAGACACCCACAAAGATTATAAGGAGAATATCACTAATTGGGAATATTACATTAGATCATATAATGGAGGATACGATTATATGGTGGGTCAATACTTGAATAGATATAATTTAGAACTTGATAACGAGTTTAATCAAAGACTAGCCAACACACCTTGCGATAATCATTGTAAAAATATTATTCAAATATATTCATCATTTTTATTTAGAGTCAAAGCGAGTAGAGATTTTGGAAATATGGCAGATGAATCTAGTTTAGAATCATTTTTAAAAGACGCAGATCTAGATGGTAATAATTTTTCAACAGTAATGAAACAAGCACAGAACTATGCATCAATTTATGGGCATACAATGTTAATATTAGATAAACCAAAAATACAAACAACAACAAAGGCAGAAGAAATCAATCAAGAAATAAGACCCTACCTTTCAATTGTAACACCTGAAAATATATTAGATTGGAATTTTAAAAGACAATTAAATGGAAAATATGTTTTAGATTATTTAAAGATAAGAGAAGAAGTTGATAAAGATGGTGGCTCATATATTAGAATGTGGTTTGAGGACAGAGTAGACACAGTTTATGTCGAAGATGGAGGTGCAGAGCCAAGATTGATAGATACTGCCGATAATCAGATTGGCAAAATACCAGCAGTTATTTTATACAATGCTAAGTCACACAAACGAGGCATTGGTCAATCTGACCTTACAGATATAGCTGACTTACAGAAATCAATTTATAATGAATTTTCAGAAATAGAACAATTAATAAGATTAACAAACCATCCATCATTGGTTAAAACAGGAGGGGTCAATGCAAGTGCTGGAGCTGGTGCAGTTATTGAAATGCCTGAAGAGATGGACTCTAATTTAAAACCATATTTATTACAACCATCAGGACAAAACCTTGTAGCGATTATGGACTCAATAAATAATAAGGTTGAGTCAATTAATAGGATTGCACACACAGGAGCTGTCAGAACAACAAAAACTCAAGTAACATCAGGGGTTGCTTTACAAACAGAATTTGAATTATTAAATGCACGATTATCAGAGAAAGCAGACAATTTACAATTAGCAGAAGAACAAATATTTAAATGTTATGCAATGTATCAAAACGCACAATTTGATGGAGAAATAAACTACCCTGATAGTTTTAATATTAGAGATTTTGCAAGTGATTTAGTTTTTTATCAACAAGCCAAATCAATTAATGTTCCATCATCAACATTAAGCAAAGAAATAGATAAAGAAATTGCACGAGCAGTTGTAGATGACGATGAAAAATTAGGTTTAATATTTGATGAGATAGATGCAAATAAAGAAGTAGGACAATTCACACAAGAAGAGCCTCAAGCTGAAGATCAAGAAGTCGAGGAAGAGGAAGTTTAATGAATGTCAGATATAGTTCAAGATTTTTCAGAATATAGAATCAGATCTATTGAAATAGCAGAAGCTAAATATTACGAATCATTAATAAGAGTTTTAGATAATATTGAAAAGCAAGTCACATCTCTTGCTGGAAGAACACTACCTTTAAACGACAGAGGACAGTTATTTGATTTAAAAATAGCAGTGGCTATGCAACCCAAAATAAGAGCAATATTAGAAAAAGAATATTTAGCTTGGGCAGATAATGTTGTTAGAGAGGGATATAATAAACAAGCTAAAAGAGTTGAGAAAGCATTTAAAACTATTGGTAGAATCCCTGTTGAGTTTCAACAATTAACAAATGCTGATCTAACATTAATAACTAATTTAAAAAGACAATCATTTACACAATTTAAAGATGTATCAAATACATTCACAAGAAAATTATCAGAGAAAATATATCAATCCACATTAACAAGTGTTGAATTTGTGGAATTAGAAGATGATTTAAGAAAAACAATTAATGGTATTTATGCATCATCTAAAGATGAGGATATAAACAGGCTTGTTAAAAATATTAAAAAGGATGAGGTAAGATTAAGGAAATTAAGAAGAAACTCAATTAAGGCAAAACAAATAAGGCAGAAATTAGACCTTAATGTTCAAACTTTACAATCAAAATTCGCATCAGATCGTAATGGAGAGAATATGAAAAGGTATGCTGGGCAGATATTAAACGATGGATTAAGAGAATTTGATGCACAACTTAACCTTGCAAAGTCCATAGATGCTGGGTTAACATATGTCAAATATCAAGGGTCAAATATAGCAACAACGAGAGATCATTGTAGGCTTGTAAGAAATGGCACTTATGATAAAAGAAAAGGTGGACTATTCACAATTGATGAAGTGATTAATCTGTGGAAGAGTAGAGGATGGCAAGGCAAGAAGTCAGGCAGTCCTTTTATTGTTCGAGGTGGATATAATTGTCGACATCAATGGTCATTTGTCAATCCTGATTGGTATGACAATGACGGACAACTAATAATATAAAAAGGAGAATAAAATGTCAGAAGAAACAACACAAGCAGTAGAGCCTAAAGTGGAAACTACTGAAGTTCAAGAAACAACTGCACCAGTTGAAAATAAAACTTTTAATCAAGATCAATTAAATAACATTGTTCAACAAAGATTAGAAGCTGAAAAAAGAAAACACGAAAATCAATTAGCTGAAATCAAGAAACAGGAGGAAGAAGCCTTAAAAGAAAAAGAAATAAAAGAGGCTAAATCTAAACAAGAACTTGAAAAGCTAATGCAACAAAGAATAGCTGAAAAAGAAACAGAAATCCTAAAATATAAGACAGAAATTAAAAAAGAAAGGATTGATAATTCAGTATTGTCTGTTGCATCAAAGATGAATGCTATAAATCCACAACAAGTCGTGGATCTGCTTAAATCTCAAATAAAACTTAATGATGATAATCGTACAGAGATACTAGACAAGAACTCTAATATTCGTTATAACGAAAAAGGAGAACTACTTACGATTGAAGAAAGAGTTAAGGAGTTTTTAGATGCTAACCCACATTTCTCGCAAGGGTCGAAGTCTGGAGTAGGGAGTCAGAGTAGCATTGAGGGGAAAACTGTAAAACCTTTTAATATTCAGGATTTAGATATGAGTAAGCCAGAAGATCGTGCTAAATATTCAGAGTATCGAAAACAACGAGATTCAAAACCTACTCAAATTAACTTAACTA